CGTCAACTCTTTCTGCATCTCTTCCGATTGCACTTGCAACAAGCACCAGTGGAAAGACGATCTCGCTATCGTCCACTACGGCACTAAACGGCTATCTTCTTGCCGCAGATGGGTCTGGTGGCACAATCTGGACCCCAGCATCTACGTCAAGCCTGACATCGGTTATCGGCGTATCCCCAATCTCAACCGTCATTTCTGGCGGAACGGTATCTGTTAGCCTTGATGCCAACTACCAGACGGCTGGAACGTATGTTAACGCCGTAATTGGAACTTCTCCAGCATCTGTTGTGACAGCGTCTGGAACATCCACGGTCAGCATTGACCAGTCGGCAATCACAGGGGCAACTGCCGCGACCAATGCACAGGTCGTCAGATTCCTCGTGAAGAACACGACTGGCACCACGATCCCGAAGGGTTCTGCGGTGTATGTCTCTGGTGCAACTGGGGACAATGCGCTCATCTCCCTTGCCTCTGCAACATCAGAAACAACTTCGTCCAAGACGCTTGGAATTACCTCCGAATCTATTGCGACGGATGCATTCGGATACGTGGTTGAGGCTGGGTATCTTACCGACATCGATACCTCTGCAACCACCGCTGGCGCAGCCGTCTGGCTAGGGAACACCCCTGGCTCGCTGGTGTTTGTTAATCCGCCAGCAGAGCCAAGCCACGCTGTCTACCTCGGCGTCGTGGTTCGCGTTCAATCAAACAACGGCTCCATCCTCGTCAAGGTGCAGAACGGCTATGAAATTGATGAGCTGCACGACGTTTCTGCTGCCAGCCCAACCGACCTTGACATCCTTCAATACAAAGGTAGCAGCAGCCTCTGGACAAAGGCCTCAATCTCAAATGCTGGCATTGCCGCATCAGTGCATACGCACCCATATCAAGATGCTGGCACCTACGTCACAGCGGTTAACGGCACTGCTCCAATCACTTCCAGTACAGACACCGCTGGGATCGTCACGGTTGGGCTAAGCGCAAGTTACCAGACTGCTGGAACCTACGTCACCGCAGTCAATGGATCGGCTCCGATTGCTACATCTACCGATACCGCTGGGATTGTCTCGGTATCGCTCAGTGCCAGTTACGCTTCCGACATCCATACACATCATACCAGCAGCATTACGAGTGGGGACTTTGCTGCGACCGTATCTGGTGGGACAGGCGTAACCGTAACTGGTGGCACTGGAAACGCATCAACCCCTACGGTTTCAATTGGACAGGCAGTAGCTACCACTAGCGACGTAACCTTTGCAAAAATCACTGGAACTGGTATGTTCTCAGCGCCAAACATTGGCAGAGGCAGGGTAATTGTCAATTGTATTGCAAACGACACGACATCAACAGCTGTAACTGGGTTGTCTATAAAAACAAGCGCAGCAACGGCAGCAGTAGGGGATGTTTCTATTTTAGTTACTGGTGAAGCTAACTTTAATTCATTTAGAACAGCAATGGCTTCTAACTTGACATTTAGCGGATCAAATGTTACAGGTTTTACAATTAGTGTTTTCAGAACCACCTCAGGGAACATTGGTGTGTGGTGGCTTGCGATAGGGAGTTGATATGGACGAAATAGACAACTCAACCGTGCTAATGGATACGACGTGCAGGACAGAAGGCTGCGTCAATGAGAACGTCACCCACAGAATCAACGCGGCAGTCAACGCGGACGGCATCTTCCGTGTCGTGTGCGGAACCTGCTCGCAGGCAGTTACTGACCTTGTGGAAGTAAATGACTGAACTCGCTCCAGTACTAACGGGCTGCCACGTATGCCGCAGCCCGCTAGTAGAGACAATTAATAAGAAGATGAGGGACCAAGTCCCCGATCAAAGAATCTCCGAATGGCTTGAAGAGAACGCCCAGTACATTAGCCGAATAACTCTCGGTAAGCATAAGCGTGAACATCTAACCGAGCCACACGAGAGACTTCGACAGAACGCCATCAACGTGATGAAGAAGCAACAGAAGACCATCAAGGCAACAGGCGATCTCGCTGGCCTTGTCCGCGACTACGTCCACTCCGCAGTAGAGGAAGGGTTAATGACCCCCACACTTGCAGAGGGACTGCGGGCGCAGGAGATGATTGACCGCCGACAGGAAAAGGGCGCAGACCGAGAGGTGGCGCTAACACTCGCTGGAATCCTTGGTGGGGGTACCACATACCAGATCATTGAGGCAACGGAAATTAAACCTATTTCGGGCGGAGAAACGGACAAGTGATTGCGCCGCTTAGCAGCCAGTATCGCACTCGCACTCAGCATCCTCTCGCCGCTTACCGTGTCAGCGTTGAACGACCAGGAAGACTGGACGCTAACGACCGACTCAAATGGAACGTTGACCCAATCGGAGGACGGCTCATTCACACTGAATGGAGCCAACTACCCAGCGCCAGGATCAATCTGGCAGAACGCGGAAACAAAGTACACAACCATCGTGGAAACCGATCAGATCATCGGATTCACGTGGACCTTCTCCACAACGGACTCCTCGTACTTCGACACGCCGTACTACGCCTCTTCAGGATCGTGGGTTTCTCTGACACCAGAGAACGTTCAGCAGGCAAGCGGGTACGTCGAGGTCCAGCTCTACGCGGGGGATCTGTTCGGGTTTATGGTGAACAGTCTGGACTCGTGCTGCGGCGCGGGAAACCTGACCATCAGCGGGATCATCAATCCGACGCCAACGCCGACGCCGACGCCAACTCCAGAGCCTACTCCGAGCGAGACTGCGGAGCCTAGCGTTGAGCCGACGCCAGAGCCTACGCCCAGCCCGACGCCAGAGCCGACGCCAGAGCCTACGACGGAGCCGACTCCTTCTCCGAGCGAAACTCCTACGCCAAGCCCGACTCCTGAGCCTACTAAAACTCCGAGTCCAACGCCTACGCCAACCCCAACTCCAAGTCCAACGATAGAGCCAACACCAGAACCCACACCTACGCCAGAACCCACACCTACATCAACGCCAGATCCAACACCAGAGCCTACGCCAGAGACGGAGATTCCGTCATTTGATGAGGCGGTCGCTGCCGTGTCGGAAGCACTGTCCTCAATTACCAAGATTTCTGAGATCGGTAAGGATCTTGACCAAGAGGAAAAGGAAAAGGCGCAGCCAGTGGCTGTTGCCATCATTAGTACTCAAGTTGCAGCAGCAGCCGCTGCGGCAGCGGGAAGGATGAATCGCCGTGTTTAAGAAAATTATCCTTGACCTTATCGGTGGGGCGTGGACCATTCTTGGTCTTCTCTTTGCAGTTGTGGTCTTGCCAGAGGGTCAGACTCAGACCACGATGGCAACACTCTTTGTGCTACTCACTATTGGATGGCTCGCCACTGGGCCGCTACGCTGGAAGGATTAATATGAAATTCAAAGTTAAGTCACAGCTCGATCACGTTGAGAAGGGCGGCATCCTTGACGACTGCGGACCGTCAAGCACGGCAGCCGCTGTCGCGTGGGCATCTAAATACAAGGTAGACCCGTCTGCTGGCGATGGAATCCGCGCCAAGGCAAAAGCAACTGGGTTTGTTGAAAAGGAAGGCGTTAGCGATAACGGCTCTTCCCTAAATGACTTGATTAAGACTGCTAAGCAACTTGGAGCCAAGGCTCGCTACGCCAAGTCGTGGGATGACGTAGTCATCTCTGCGCACCGTGGCGCTGGTCTGATCGTGTGGGTTCAGCAGGCTGTTGACTACCCACCAGTAGAGATCAGCGAGTGGCACAAGAAGTGGCAGGGCTACTGGATCAAGAAGGACAGAAAGCACATCTCAGTTGGCTACGGTCATATGACCGCTGCGGGATGGGATGCAGTTGATGGCTGGCAATGGGCCTGTCCTACCCGAAAGGGGAAGGGCAAGGAGAAGTTCGCAGTCGTTGTGACCGAAGAGCAACTCAAGCAGATTGCTGCAAGCAAAAAGAAGCAAACTGGCGGTGCGGCTCACAAGCACGTCGTCATCGTAGAATGGAAGTAAGGAGTCAAAATGTATAGCGACATCAAGGCGGGTATCCGCTGGATCATTGACAACACTGGCGTAGACGAGGCGCTGATTGAGTTCCTACGAACCTTTGTCACCGTCTCCATCTCGGTTGCACTCGGCTTGGGCATCCCGCTCCTCGACATCTCTGGCGGCGACTTCCGCACAGTGCTGTCCGCAGGGCTGGCTTCAGGGCTTCAGGTGCTGATCAAGTTCCTTGACCCAAAGAACACGCAGTTCGGGATCAAGGATAAGTCCCCAGAGGACAAGGCTGCTGCGGAGAAGCAGTTCGACATCTAATGTGGGTCTACGTCGGCGGGACGTTTGATCTGTTCCATTACGGTCACGCGAGGTTCCTTGAGGAGTGCGCAAAGCACGGCAAGGTTATCGTGGCAATCAACACCGACGACTTTTGTGAGCGATACAAAAGGAAAACAATCCTAACCCTCGGTGAGCGGATTGAGTCCGTTCGGTCTTGCAAGTGGGTCAGCGAGGTGATCGTCAACGTCGGGGACGAGGACACTGGTATAACCATTGATCTCGTTAAGGACAAGACCATCTCATACATCGCCCACGGGGACGACTGGATGGGACCAGCCTTGATGGCCCAGCTTGGCATCACGCAGAAGTGGCTGGACGGCAGGGGCATCAAGATGCTCTACATCCCATATACCAAGGGAATCTCCACAAGCGACATTATTAGGAGGGTCGGTGAAACTGGCGGCAATAGCGACGCTTTACGGTAGGCACGATAAGACGCTTCCTATTTTTGAGCAAATCTTCTCATCCACAAGGGTTCCAGACGAGCTGTGGCTAATGTGCGAGGGTATTGATGATGCTAATGCAGCAATTAATGCGCTCAACAAACTAGGAAAGAGCAGCGTTGGGGTAACGGTTTTGGAGACGCCAAGAATCTCCAACGGAGATTATGCTATAATCCCGTATTCCAACAAAATTAACTGGGCGCTAGATAGAAGCAGAGCAGACGCCGTAGTATACATCGACAACGGATCTATGCCATCAATACGAAAGTATGGCGTAATGCTTAAGGCGCTAGAAGATAACCCATCGTGGGGTGCGGTCTACTGCTCACAGGAGCGCAGCGGGTATAGCAAGAGAACCGCTTGGGCGGGTGAAATTCTAGAAAATGCATATGCAGTTGCAAACTACACCCAAGTTATGCACCGCCTAACAGATGATCGATGGACAACCAACATTTCCCACGCAAATCCAGACCTTGCAGACGCACTGTTCTGGAGATCCCTCCACAAATCAATTGGTCCATTTTATCCAGTGGATACCAACACCATCCACGACTGGCATCACATTAACTCACAGAAAGCAGAGGGTCTATGAAAACAGCAGCGTGGCAGCGTAAAGAGGGACAGAACCCAAAGGGTGGTCTCAACGCAAAGGGTCGGGCCTCGTACAAGGCGCAGACTGGTGGCACATTGAAGGCCCCAGTCAAGAGCGGAGATAATCCGCGACGCGCATCATTCCTTGCACGAATGGGAAATACTCCAGGTCCTGAACGCGATGCGAAGGGGAAGCCGACCCGACTCCTTCTCTCGCTTCAGGCCTGGGGTGCCAGCAGCAAGGCGGATGCTCGCTCCAAAGCGAAGAACATCTCTAGTCGCCTCAAGGCGAAGAAGTCTTGAAGCAACTTACCAATGATCTGGCCATTGATCTGGCTCGCGGCAGGAATGACATTGAGTTCTTTGCTCGTCGTTGGCTTGGCATTGAAGGGAATCCTGGGCAAGTAGCCTGGTGGAAGGCGTGCAGTGAGAGAGACGATACGGGTTACCGACCGAGGTATATTACGACCGTTGTCTCAGCTGGGAACCGTGCAGGAAAGACTCTTGCTATGGCTGTTGTGTGCCTCCATCACGCGCTATACAAACTAGGGCTAGCCAACCCAACACAAGGCGATCCAGACTCTCACCGACGATGGGCGGAGTCCCCATACGAGTGGTACCACGTAGGCATCCAGCAAGAGACCGCAGAACTGGTCTTCCGAGAGATTGAGACAATCCTCAGTTCCTCTCATCCAGCGCAGAGGGGTCGCGGATGTGCTATAATCCGAGAGCTGGGTAAGGTGATTGATACCCAGAAGAAGTATCGAGGCGAGTATGCCTGGGTCAAGTTTAATCCAGTAATTGGTGGGGCAAGCATACATTTCCGAACCACACAGGATCGAGCCAAGGCTCTCCTCGGTAAAGATATGAACGGCATCTCATTTGACGAAGCGGCCTTTGAGCCGCACTTGCTGATGATTTACCAAGAGGTTCTCAACCTCCGCCGACTCTCTACTGGTGGGCCACTCCACTTCATTGGGACACCAAGCGAGGGCATCAACGATTACGCGGAACTCTGGGAGAAGGGAAATCCAGAGAACCCAGCGAAGGATGAGAAGTTCATCTCGTTCCGACTCTCTACCCGCGACAACATTGGCTACGGACTGACGCAGAACAACTTTGATGACGTTGTTCGCCAGCAAGCCGAATATCTTATTCCACAGAACATTGACGGATACTTCATTGAAGCCCGTGATGCATTCTTTTGGAGCCAGTCAATCCTTGCGTGCTACAAGACGCTTGATGACGACGTGAAGCCAGAGAAGAACCACCGATACATCCAAGGCGTAGACCCAGGCATCTCGCACGATGCAACGTGGGCCATCACGCTAGACATCACCAGCCGCACCAAGATTCGTGGTGTTCGCATTAGGAAGCGCGGCGGGAAGCAGAGCATCTCTGCGGTAGTGAATATGGTCCGCGAGGGACATCTTCTCTACAGTCAGGACGGAGCCTTCTGCACCACCATCGTAGACTCTACTGGTCTCGGAGGCAGGCTCTTCCAGCAGGAGTTCTCAATGATCCGCCCGCTCCGAGGGTTTGACTTCGGAGGGACGAAGGCGAAGAAGGTGGAACTCCTCAACGACCTTAAGGCAGTAATCGACAAGGGTCAGATTGAACTTCCGATGGGCGGTCCTTGGGATGAACTCAAGAGACAACTCCTCATCTACAAGTTGGACGACAAGAAGCTAGAGCAAGATGCAGTAATGGCATTGGCAATCGCAGTGCGACACGCGCTGCGGAATCCTGAGAAGGGCGTAGAGAATCCGACCTTCACCTATTTTGGAGCAAGTGATTGATGGCTAAGGTACGAAAGATCCCAGCGGCATTTGAGGGAACACGTGGAATCCCCGCGCAGTATACGACCGACCCAGATATTGCCACGCCAGAGCAGATTGCCTCTATCGGCAAAGCCCTTGACAAGGCAAAGCAAATCCGTCAGGGAAAGCGTGTTCTAACCCCTGTTGCCAAGGGAAGGCCAATTGCCACCGCGCCAACAAAGATGAATGTCTCTGGCGGCGAAATCCAGTCTGCCCCAGCAGGAACTCCGAATCTCTCAATCTCTGGTCGTGGAAACATCAACTTCCGATCCAACATCTCTGCTGACCGAAGCAAGCGTGCGCCAGGGGCGTTCGGTGCTGGCCTACTCGGCGCAAAGGGTACAATTCGGATTCAGCCAAATGTTGATAAGTTGTCCCCATCAGAGGCAGCCTCACTCAAGATGCTTGAGTCCTCGCTTGTGGCGCAGGAACTTGATCCGAAGAACAGCGACGACTACACGCTCCTTCAGGAGATTCTCGGTCGCAAGCAGTTGGTCGATCCAGAGCAGAACCGCCTGAAGGCGTTGTTCCGCCGAATGGACAACCTATACCACCCAGAGACGATGACGCTCGGTGGTGCAGACCACTGGTCAGAAGACCCAAGCGCACGCCTCGCTGGCCGCGCCCACGTCTCCGTCAACATCCACCACGCCTACGTCCAGATCCCAGCCGCCATTCAAGCGGTACGACCAGTCATCAACTACGTCCCAACTGGCTCCACCAAGGAAGACCGCATCGCTGCATCCTACCGTGAGCAGTTGTTCTTCCGTTGGTGGGAATCCAACGAGATGGACCTCCAGATGGAGCAAGCTGCGCTGCTCAAGGAACTCTACGGACACACGGCTGCCAAGATCTATTGGGATCCGATTGAGCGCGTACCGAAGATCTCTATCATCGAGCGCCCTGAGAACCTCTACCTTGGCTTCGGCAACAGCGACTACAACCGCCTAGACTGGGCGCTCTACACCTACGGGATGTCCCCACAGTCCATTCAGGAGGACTACGGCGTTGACGTAATCCCTGTGAAGCAAGGCGAGAAGTGGTTCCCTTACACGAGCCGTGGAAGCCACGCTGACCCAATCGGAAACGTGTGGGCGAACGCCTTTGAACGCAACCCGCTCCGCCGAGAGACTGCCTACGAGCAGATGCAGGTGGAGGTCTACGACTACTGGTACAAGGTACCAAAGGGTGTCGGAAAGGCTCCGCTTGTGTACAACGCCATCTACGTGGGGAACACGCTCGTTAAGAACGAAGCGCATCCAGAGTACGGCGGACAGATCCCTTACATCCATCTTCCAAACGGCAAGATCCCAGGCAGCCCATACGGCAAGCCTGCGCTCTATGACCCAGAGCAGCTCCTCCGCGAGAAGGACGAGCGCATCACTGCAATGGCGCAGATGATCCAGTCCATCGTGGGCGGACAGATGTGGCAGTTGGTCGGTGCTGAGGCTCCTGATGAGGTACCACCGAACGCGCTGCCAAAGCCTGGTCGTGTGGCAACCCCTGGACCTGGCAACGAACTTCGTGCCATTCAGCCATTCATTCCGCAGTTCCAGATTGAGGCATACGTTGCACGGATCGACCGAGAGTTGACCGTTGCAACTGGCCTGAATGACCTGCTGCTCGGACTTGCTCCAGCACAGGTACTTGGATCATCCCGTGCCATCGCGGCACTTATTGCTAACTACGAGTCACGACTCGCACCAAAGCGCAAGGTGTACTACGCCTGGTTGAAGAAGGTGTGGGAGATGTGCGCTCGCATCTGGGAGGCAAAGGACCCTGGCGTTAAGTCCCTCATTGCTGGCGAATACCGCATTGAGATCGTTGCTCCAGAACTTACCCCACGAGACACGCTGGAACTTGCCAGCACCGCGATCAACCTCGTACAGAACCGACTCTGGTCGGCTGAACGTGCGATGGACCGCGTTGGCGTGGAAGATCCGATGGGCGAGAAGGAACTCATCCGTGATGAGCAGACCGACGCCACACTCAACCCAGCCGCAGTTGCCACGATGACACAGGTCATTGGGCAGATGCAGCAGATGCAGCAAGGTCAGCAGCAGGCGTCACAGGCTGCAATGGAGCAGCAGATGATGATGACGCAGCAGCAGGCGCAGAACGCCCAGCGAACGCTGACTTCACCAGTACCTGGAGACCAGTCTATGAACCAGCCAGAGAATCAGGCACAGTTGCCGCCAGAGGCTAGTGCTGCAAACGCTCCGCTTCCAGGAGAAGAGAACCTCCTACCAATTCCAGCAGGAACTGATGAGGTACAAGCATAATGGCACGACGAGGACGATTCGGTCGATCTGAAACAGGATCATCAAACCTATCCGCGACGATTGCGGCGCTGATCCGTCAGCAGCGAGAGGCTGAGGAAAGACTTATTCTTGATGCCTATTACTCGCAAATTCCTTATAATGGATCTGTTCCAACAATTGACGATATTATGGCGTTTTATAACAACGCCGCATCTCTAATTGGAGCGGTACAGGGAACAAACGAATACGAAGAAATCTTCCAGAAGAAGAATAGCGTAAACAACTACGATATTAAGCGTACCTATAACGAACTAATCGCAGACTTTAACCAGAGCAAGGGAGAAAACTACAAGGAACTTATTGACTTCCTTGACAACAGGGCAACAACGTCTACTAATCAGGAAGATCTTGATTCCTATGTTTCTGGTCTTGACGAAGCAACAAGCGCATACATTCGCTTCCAGGGCGAGTCCCTTGTTCGTGGAGAGATTACAGCAAAGGAATACCAGCGCATTACGCTGGAAGGCCTTGCCGCCCTTGAGCCAGGTTCAGATGGCTATGAAACCGCAATCTATGACGCGCTTCAGTACGAGTGGACAGCGGAGTCAAGGAAGTGGTCAAATCGAGTAACCGCTGGGACCGCTACCGCAGCACAGTTTGCCGCGTGGGGAAAGTCATTTGCAAATAGGGTCTTGCGATCTGGAGTCTCAAAGGACAGCGACCTGTATACCAGCATTGGAGCAACGGTATCTAATCAGTCTGGTGGAAGTGGTCGCGGTTCAGAAAAGAAGCTTTCAAGACTTGCGGGGGATCTTAACGACCTATTCGTATCTGCTTCCGCCCAACTAGGATTTGAGATCAAGGGGAATGTAACCGATATTCTAACTGGAAGCAACGATACCGATGTGCTAGATAGAATGGCAGAGCAGCCACAGGTCTTTGCCGCACTCTTTGAATTTATGGATGACAATCCAGGATACACCAATCCAATCCTTGCTAAGCTCGGCATTGAAAGCGGTGACGATGGTAGGGCGTGGCTTGACAAGAATCTTCGGGTTGGACTTTACGAAGCACAGATTTCTGGCAAGGATGTTGATAAGTGGACTGGAGCAAACAGGACCAACGGCAGCCTTTCAAGCCTTGATGAGTTCACGCTTGCATCAAGCAAGTGGATTGCAGACAAGACCGCAGCCGCAGGCGACAAGCAACTTCTTTCCTTCTACAACAATGAGTGGAAAAAGTATCTCGCCACTGCAAAAACTGGTCTATACCTAGAGGAATCTATTTATGGATCTGCTCCAACTCAGTGGGCTACTGAAGGTCAGGTATCACTGTATCTTGCAGAGGTAGATGCAGCATTTGGAAATTCCTCCCCAGGGACACAGACAATTAGCGGAACCCTTGATAGTAGGGTTGATGAGGATTGGGTAAACTTTGATAGCAACGATGAGGAAAGTGCTGCGCTATCCTCTGGTAGAGCTGTTCTTGTGTATGACAAGGAAACAAACTCCTACACATACGAAGGAGTCCAGGCCGATGGTCTGTCAAGGGGTTCATATCAGTACGTTGAAATGATTAACGTTGGCGGAAAGGTCATTGGTAGGACTATCTCTGTTCGCGGTGTACCGATTTATGACAATAATGGGGCAATCGTTGCTTATCGATACGAAATGCCTGAAAACGCTATCAAGGTTATTGACACTAAGGGTTTTGTGATTGATGCGCCAACCATTGAGCGAAGCCCAGAGGGATTCGTCACTGGTAAAGATGGTCTTGGTGTTCAGGGTGAAGCAGCCCCAACCTCTAACATTGACAAGCTCATCACAAGGAACAGGGTTCCGTTTAATCCTGAAGATCCAGAACAGCGCCGTGCGCTTATCCTGGCTGGTGAAGATCCAAACACCGTTGGTTACGATCCAGCATATCTTGATGCTGCGGCGATTGCCTTTGATCTTGCAAAGGGTGGTCTCGGTCAGGAAACGCTTTATGCAGGAACAACCGAGCCTTCCTCTGGACCTATCATTAAACTCTCCAACCAATTGAAGGCTGACAAGATTGCAAAAAGCCCAAGGGGTGAAACCTTTGAGGGCAAGCAGGAAATTGCAACTCTTCTTGGGGATACCGCCAAGGCTGAGGGATACAAGTTCTTTGTGGACAACGCCGACAAGATTACAACGATAAACGGCATTCCCCAGTTAAAGCCAGAGTTTGCAAACCAGCCACAAAAGGAAAGATCCCTAATTGATTCCCTAATGGGAGTGGTTGCTGGCTCTGTTCCAATTGTTGGCCCGCTCTTGGGAATCGGGGCGCAGGCGGCTCAGGGAGTCGGTTTATTCTCAGAGAATCTTGGAATGCAATTTACTGCTGCACAGGAAAAGATCCTTACGCCAGAGCAGAAGGCTGCTCGCGCATCACGGGTTGGCGCAACTCCGCAAGCCCAAGCTTACCAGCAGACTGGTTACCCAGCAGTAGCCAACACATTCTTTAGGAATATTTCAGCGCCCTCAAGTCCAGCAATGACTGGGGCTTCTACCTATCTAGGAACGCAGGCAACCGTTAGCCCAGTAATGCCGCCACCTCCGCCAATCTCAGTAGCACCTCGTCCTCGACCAAAGACTGCACGAACAGTATTCACGCCTGAGCAGTTAACACAATCTGCTATTGACTTTAGGGCTGGCGAAAGGAATATGAAGTAATGCCAAGCGCATTTGACCCAATCAAGCCAGGGAGCGGGGTCTCTTCTGGTTCTGTTAATTATAACAGGGGAATTAAGCAGGCAAACCAGAGCCAAGTCGTTGGCGCTGGAAAGATTCAGGTCAGCATCACCGACCCAAGCACAACCATTCAGAACTCTATTGGAAACTTTAACGCTGGATTTATTGGTATGGGTAAGGGGTTGGTTTCTATCGCAGAGAACCTACCAGTTGTTGGCGCAGTAGCCAAGCCGATCATTGGTCTAGTCGGTGGAATTGCCGATGCGACGATTGGTCAGGTGGTCAAGGGGGCAGAGGGTATCCGAGTAGGAGACCAGAACCTTGCACAGGCTGCGGTCGGTGCGCTTGAGAACATCGGCAGCGTTACGGTCAAGCCAGCCTTTGAGGCTCTCACTTATGCTGGAATTGAGACAGAGCGTGCTGTTGGTCGAGCGCGTATCCTCAGCACAAAGAACAACCAGAAGGACTTCATTGTCAGCATCTTTGGTGAGGCCCCGCAGGCGGCCCTAGACGCGATGTCTGCTGGCGCAACCCTTGAGGATGCGGCGGAGCAGCTTGCAGCAAGCAATGCTGGCTTTAGCCAGAACGGTGCGGCAAACTTCCTTTGGTCGCTTCTCCTTGACCCAATGAACCTTGTACTTCCAGGAGTGGGCAAGGCGGTATCCGCATCTGCACAGGCTGCCAAGTTTGCGGCAATCGGAGCAGATGTT